TTGAGCATGAAGAGATGTTTGACTTGTTAAGAAAACATGGTATTGCTTACGATGATGACGAAGCTAAGCGATCATACCTAGTGTCAGGAGTGGGTGGTTGGAAGTCTATAGAATTATTTGATGAAAACGGCACGGTAATTGATTCTAAAAAGTTTAGAAAAACTGAATTTAATGAAATCATAGAAGATGACTTTTGGGGCCCGATTGTTGATATCATACTTAAAGATGCTATGGTAAAGAAAATGGGCACATCAGCAGGTGTAGACATTGACACAGAATCATACGAAGAGATGAAGGCACTCGCAGACGAACTGGACATGTAATGATAAAAAATAGAGTATTGATATTTGACGCATTAAATGTATTTATGCGTCATTATATTGCACACCCAGCAATGTCTGACAATGGTGAACAGATTGGAGGTATTGTTGGTTTTTACTACAATGTAGTTAATATGATTGAAAAGTGCAATCCTGAAAGTGTTATTGTTGTTTGGGAAGGCGGTGGTTCTAAAAGAAAACGTGATCTATACCCAGATTATAAAAAAGGAAAGCGACCGCCTAAGATGAATCGATACTATGATAAAGAAGAGTTGCCTGATTCATTAGAAAATAGAAACTTTCAAATGAGTACGCTTATTGGTATTTTATCTAATTTACCAGTTTGTCAAATTTATGTAGAAGGCGCTGAGGCAGATGATGCAATAGGTTATATGTGCAAATATAAACTTAAAGATAAAAATAAAATAATAGTTTCTGGTGACCATGATTTTTATCAACTGATTGATGAGGATTGCATCATATATTCTCCTAACTCAAAATCATTTGTTAATACAGCTAAGGTTGTAGAGAAGTATGGTGTACATCCTCATAACTTTTGTTTAGCAAAATCGATTGTTGGCGACAAGTCTGACAATATTCCGGGTGTACAAGGTGTTGGATACAAAAAACTATCTAAAGAATTTTCTGAATTGTTATTAAAAGAAGATTTCCAAAACAACACATCGCAATTGTTTATTGATAACGACGTTAAACACCAAGAACATCCAAAGAAAAAGATATATAAATCTATTAAAGACAGTGAAAAGTTAATTGAGCGTAACATTAGATTGGTTAGATTGGACGTTGATAACTTAGTACATGACCAAACAAAAAGAATTGATTATAATATTGAAAATTTTAATCCTGCATGGAATAATATCAAAGCAATTAAACACTTAAATGAAAACAATATAAAGAATATTGATTTTTTAAGACACAGCTATTTATTAAGAACCTTAACTAAAGGAAAATTATGGTGATGGAAAATCCAAACTACTTTTCAAAATATGGCAAAGACTTCCAAGAAAAAATATTTCAAGCATTGTTAAAAGATCACAATTGGTCTGCTCAAATGATTGAGATTATGCAATATGATTATTTTGAATTAAAATACTTACAATTTTTATGTGACAGGTTCTTTAGCTTTTATACAGAATATCGTAACTTCCCAACATTACAATTACTGGTATCAATGATTAAGGATGAGTTGACAGCAGGGGATGATATCATATTGCGTGAGCAAGTTATAGAGTATCTTACAAGAATGAAATCATCACCAAACTTAGGAGACTTAAAGTTTGTTAAAGCCAAGACACTCGATTTTTGCAAAAAACAAGCACTTCAACAAGCACTAGAGGAAAGTGTTAAAGCAATTAAGCAGGAAAACTATGAATCTGTTTTAAATATTATGAAAGCAGCTGTTTCCAAAGGGTCATCATCAACAATTGGTCATAATTTCTTCGAAGATCATGAAGCACGTTTTCAGTTAGTAGATAGAGCAACATGTGCTACAGGTATCAAGCATCTAGATCAAAAAGATGTATTAAATGGTGGACTAGGTAGAGGCGAAATAGGTGTAGTTGTTGCTAATACTGGTGTTGGAAAATCACACTATCTAGTTTCTATGGGTGCTGAGGCAATACGTCGTGGAAAAAATGTTGTGCACTACACTTTTGAGTTAACTGAGACAGCAGTTGGTATAAGATACGATAGTAATTTATGTAATATTCCGTCTAACGATGTTATTGAAAATAAGCAAATAGTTTTAAAAACTTATGAGGAAAATGACTTTGGTACATTGATAATTAAACAATACCCAACAGGTGCCGCAAGCATCATAACGATTAGAAATCATTTAGAAAAACTTGAAATGAAAGATATAAAACCCCACTTACTCGTCATCGATTATGCAGACATTATGCGTTCTACACGCACTTACGATTCACTTAGACATGAACTTAAATTAGTATATGAAGAAATTAGGAACCTCGCAATGGAATTAAACATACCGGTATGGACAGCTTCACAGGCAAATCGTGATTCAGCAAAATCAGAAATTGTTGGTTTAGAAAATATGTCAGAAGCATATGGAAAAGCGATGGTAGCAGATGTTGTTGTATCGTTATCGAGAAAACCAATGGAAAAAGCTACTGGTGCAGGTCGGCTCTTTGTGGCAAAAAATCGTGCAGGTCGTGATGGATTAATGTTTCCAATTAGAATTGATTGTGCAATGTCAAAAATTGAAGTATTAGATGATGTAAGCGAAATGTCAATCGTAGACGCAATTGAACGGGATAATGCAGGTACAAAAAATATGTTAAAATCCAAATGGAAAGAAATTACAGGAAACAAATAAGGAGAATGAATGTATACATACGATGAGGTTTTAAAAGCTAGTCTAGATTATTTTGATGGTGATGAATTAGCATCAAGCGTGTTTGCAGGTAAATACGCTTTACAAAATGCTGAAGGTAATTATTTAGAGTTAACACCAGATGATATGCATCAAAGATTAGCATCAGAGTTTACTGGGATTGAAGCAAAATACGACAATTCAATGTGCTATAAAGAAATATATGACTTATTTAAAGACTTTAAGTATGTAATACCCCAAGGTTCTCCAATGAGTGGTATTGGAAATGAAGCAAAAATACAATCTTTGTCGAACTGCTTTGTTATCGATTCACCAGCAGATTCTTACGCAGGAATCCTCAAGACAGATCAAGAGCAAGTCCAAATTATGAAAAGACGCGGTGGCGTAGGATTTGATATATCAACTATTCGACCAAAAGGTATGATCACATCAAATGCTGCAAAGACAACCGATGGTATTGAAGTATTTCTTGATAGATTTAGCAATAGTTGCCGAGAGGTAGCACAAGGCGGCCGCCGCGGCGCGCTAATGTTGACAGTGTCTGTTCATCACCCACAAATAATGGACTTTATTAAAATTAAGCGTAACATAACAAGAGTTACTGGTGCAAATATTTCTGTAAGAGTAACTGATGAGTTTATGGACGCAGTCAAAAGAGATGTTACATATCACCAGCGTTGGCCAGTCGATTCAGATGACCCTGAGGTTCAAGATTATACTAGCGCAACAGAAGTTTGGAATGCTTTGATTGAAGGTGCACATGCTTCTGCAGAACCAGGCGTACTTTTTTGGGACACAGCTACCCGAATGACACCCTCAGATGCGTATACTAGCGAAGGGTTTGGATCAGTATCAACAAATCCTTGCGGTGAAATTATTTTGTCGCCTTACGATTCGTGTCGTCTTATGCTCGTCAACTTGACATCATTTGTTAAAAATGCATGGAGAAACAATGCAGAGTTTGATTTTGGTCTTTTTAGAAATATTGCAAAAAAAGCTCAGCGTTTAATGGATGACATGATTGACTTGGAGATCAAACAAATTGACAAAATTTTGTCAAAAATTGACAATGACCCGGAATCTGATGATGTTAAATACTATGAACGCAATTTATGGCAAACAATAAGACAAGTTGCATTAAACGGTCGAAGAACTGGTTTAGGTATAACAGGTTTAGGTGACACTATAGCAATGTTAGGTCAGAAATACGGATCTGAAGAAAGCATCAAAACCACAGAAAAAATATATAAATGGTTAGCACTTGCTTCATATGAAGAATCAATACAGCTAGCCAAAGAACGTGGCGCTTTTGAAGTGTTTAATCATCATAAAGAGAAGGGTCATCCGTTTTTAGAAAGAATCTTTAATGAACTTACACCCGAAGTAATTGAAGATTATAGAAAGTACGGTAGACGCAATATTGCAAATACAACTACGGCACCTGCAGGCTCTGTGTCATGTCTCACACAAACTACTTCGGGCATCGAGCCGGCATTTATGCTTCGCTATACTCGACGTAAGAAAGTACAAAATGGTGAAGAGATAATGTTTGTCGATGATCTTGGTGATGAATGGACAGAGTTTAACGTGTATCACCATAAATTTAAAGAATGGATGGATTCAACTGGTGTTTCTGATGAAGAAGTTGATATCGCGATAGAACACTCTCCATACTTTGGTGCAACTGCTAATGAAATTGACTGGCGAGCAAAAGTTAAGTTGCAATCTGTTGCTCAAAAATGGATCTGTCACGCCATTTCAAACACCACAAATCTACCTGCTGATATTGATGTAGAAACAGTAAAAGATATCTATATGATGGGTTGGGAACTAGGTTGTAAAGGAATTACAGTATATCGAGACGGCTCTAGATCCGGTGTATTGATAGCATCAGGTGAAGAAAGACAAAATAAAACAGCTATTGTTGAAAGAGACGCACCAAAAAGACCGGAAGCACTA